TTTTTTGGTTTTTTCTTCTTCTTCCTTCAATAATAAGTTAGCAAATAAACTTCAAAAATTTAAACTAGCAATGATGCTTAGTAAAGATTTTTGACACTATATAGCTATTAGACTATTTTTTCTTCTTGTTTGTATCTTTAACATCATACTTATTCTTGTTTGCAAGAGCAATTTGTACTTGCTTATCTGCAATATCTCTACGTGATTGTATCTCTTGACGTTTTATATCAGCATTCATTTGAGTTTCAACCATTCTATTAGTCTCACGACTTTCATCAATTGCTTGACCTCTATCTCTTTCTCTACGTTTGTCAAGATATTCAAGCGTATCAATGTAGTCAGTTTGCTGATTAAGATTCTGATCTTTCATACCAGTAAATCCTGCTGCACGTATTTCAGCAACTTGAATTTCTGTATCTCTATCAAGTTGTGCTTGTTCTGCTTTGTACTGAAGTTCAGCATCTTGACGTTTGTTTTCACCATCTTGACGCATTTGTTCAGATTGTTGTTGAGACTGCATTTGTTGTTGTTGTTGACCTTGAACTTTCTCTTCAACCGCTTTAAGAGTATGTGTTATTTCTGCAAGTGAATCAGCTTTAATCAAATTACCTAAATCATAAATAGATGCTCCAGATGTATTATTCTGTATAGCCAACTGACGTATCTGCTCCATTATCTGACGTTGATTGACTTTGGTAGAGATAAAGATATTTAACTCTCTTGCCAAAAGTTCTGTACCATTCATCTCAAAATTTACTTTCTCATCCATAGTTGTCATATACTGAAGTCTAAGACTTGGTCTGGTTGAGTGGTAATACTGAGCTAAGTCAGTACGCATTTGATGTACACGTGGCATTAAGTATTCTGAATGTTGTACAAAATACATCTCAGTCTGAGAATAACTTTGATTAATAGCTTGTTCTATACCTTGCGCTGTTTCTTGTGCATTTACAGCACCCATACGCTGAGGTGATAAACCAATAGTTTCAAAACACTGTTGTTTAAAATGATTAGCAAGTTGTATCCTTGACATTAATCTATTTGTTTGCTCTAGGTTAAGTACTTGATAATGATTAAAGTTCAATGCATTTTCAGTATTTGTAATTGATGTATCAAGAGGTAATATACCAAAGTTCTTCATAGCAACATACGCTTTACCAAAATTACCATGTCCCCAATCTTCACCAGCAGAGTGACGTGGCAATGCGTTTTGATCCAACATAATAACAGTACCTAATTCATCAATTAAGATATCAGCTATTTGGTTATTTACAAGATTATATCCAACTTGATATGGTTTCATTTTGTCAACCATAGAACGTGACTTAGTGTTTCTATCTGAGAATATAGCACCTTCTACTGGTAACTTACAACCATACAATGTAAAATCTCCTTTGAATTGGAATTTTACTGGTGCTACGTTTAAGTAGATAGGAGAAAAGTTAAGGTTGTCTGTGTTACCATAGAACGTTGGTCTATTAGGACCAATCTTTACACCACCCCATGTTTGGTTAATCCATATCCAATCTATATGCTCGCCAAAGACAAGTGTGTCACGTGACTTTTGCTTAATAACCTTTGTGTCATAAACTGGCTTCTCAGTAACTTTATAATTCTCATCAATAATTAAATCCACAAGCATACCTGTTTCATCAATTCTAGTCATATGACCAACCATTCTCTGAGACTTCCAATAACATGTTGTAACACGTAGTAGACCAGTATTATCAAAATCCATTAAGTCTTCAGACTCTGCAAGAATTCTAAGAATTATATCATCACCAGTACTATTAACAGTATCGCGATANGAAGTAAACTGACGCATTCCCAATGATGGACCATCAACATTCCACTCATGTGAGCGCGTGGCATCGTAGAATGAACCATCATTTTGTACACCTGGTAAAATGTAACCTGCAGATTTTACAGGATAAATAGCCTCAAGGCTCTTTAACTGTTCTCCTGACATAGCATATCCATATTTATCAATTACGTCTGCTGGTGTCATTAAATCAACCTTACCTGCAAAATTAGATTGTGATATGTATCTAGCTCCTGGAGATTTATGATAGAATGTTATAACTGGATTCCATACTTCAAGTTCATAGTCATCTTCAAGCATATTAAAATGCCAAAATTCTCTATCTGCAACAAGACTATCTCTAAATCCAACAGTTTCAAGCTCTTTAAGATTAAAGCGTTCTGTATCAACATTATGCTGATGTCCTGCCCATTCTTCTATTAATGATTTATAGTTCTTCTTAAAAAATTCTTCTATTTCTGGTAATGTTTTTATAGCTTCTGGTGACATCATTTGCTGAGCTTGTTGTGCTTGCTCTTCATTGTTCATGTCAAGTCCCATTTCCTGAACTTTTGCTTGCATCTTTCCCTCTGCTGCAGACAATAAAGTTTGTTCAAGCATTGCACGTTTTTCCTCAAGCATCTCATTGTATGATGCATCGTCTACAGATTTGTACATGATTTTATCATTGCGCTTTGCAAACTCACCAACCATTACATTTATAACGTTTGGTATAATTGGAAAAAACTTTAACTCAAATGCAGACACATCTTCTTTTGTCAGAACATCAATAAGTTCTGCCATGTCATTATCTTCTTCAACAATATAGTCTGTCTTGTCAATAATACCATTGGCCAATTTGTAGTTCTTTAGCAAACGTCTAGCATTTCTGCGTATTTGCTTTAGACCTTGCATCTCAAACCAATCCATATTCCAAGCACCCCATGCTTCGTCTTTTTCTGATGTTCTTAAAAATTGTACAGGTTGAGTAAATGTACCCATTCTGTTACTTTCAACTTTGGCGCCATTCTTAAGTTGCAGTGCGTTAAATACTTGCATATTATCTCATGTTTTTAAATGGATTCCTAGGTTTCCTCATAAGTGCTGATTCTGCAGTATTTGTAGAATTGCCAATATGACGAAATGGACTCACTAATAAGTTACTATTTTTATTTGGGTTTTGCAAATGATCAGTGTTTTCATGCTCTGTGCGTTTTCCAAATCCTTTATTTGATTCTTGTACTTGTGCAAATGCGACTAACGCACAGAATGCTACCAAACGGTCAACGTTAAGTCCATCTCTGTATGCTTGCATTTCTTTTAACAACATTAAATCAGGTATCCTTTCTACACCATATGTAACCTTTGTTATTGTTCCATCTGGTTTTGTTTCTGTATCAATCTCTTCTTCAAGAAATTGTATTGCATAAGATACAAGATTTGACTTAAACATTGTACCTGTATTTTTCCAACCATACTCTTGAAACACATTGTTATTACTACCCAGTTCTTTCAAGAACATGATTTGATTTTTAGGCACAAGGTATTTCTGTTTGCGTTTTGAAATCATGTATTGTATAAACAAATGAACGTTATTTTCAACAATGGTCCACGCATTATAATACTGTATGATTAACTCAAGACGTTCATGTGTCTTCTTTAAGTCATCAAACCTACCACACCATGCAGCTACAATTTTATCACGTTCCATTCTTATCTCTACTGTTCCATCTTTTTTATGCACTTTTACTTCTTGTGAAGTTTTGTAAACAAAGATAGAACATAAAGATTCAGATGTAGTTGTTTTACCCTCTGACACAGGGTCAATAGATGCATAGTATGTTCCAAACTTAGGATTCTCAATTGGCTTCTCATAGATTATTATTGCACCTTCTTTATTCTCTGTTTTTGGAGAGATTGGAAATTCCATGATTGGAAGCTTACGCGTGAACTGTTGTATAATCTTATCATCTTCCCATATCAAATCAACATATTCTGTAGGATATTGTTTTTCCTCTATGCGTCTAATTTGCTGTGCTACAAGATGTTCTGGAAACCTTGCATCTTTTCTATAATCAAAAGCCTCTTTAATGTTAATAGGTTTCTGAGAAATACGCAATCTATAATCTTCAGGTTTAACTTTTTTCTTCCAGTCTTCACGCTCAAGCAGAATCATCTCTAATGCTTTCTCTACTTGTGAATTTCCATACTCATCTATACATGGAAGCATTGACCATTGTTCTGGTATAAACAATCCACAAAATCCTCTAGTGCCTTTATCATCAAGCAGATCTGTTGCTACTGCAAGAACATCTTTTGAGTCAGGGTTAAGTATTAATTCTTTTAAAGGTTCACATTGATCTAAATCACCTACAGAACCTGCCACTACAAACATACCTGTATACATCATACCAGATTTCATGGCTGGTAAAAGGTACTCTAAAGTAATGTTCATCTTTGGGGCAATTCCTGCTTCCTCATGAAAGAATAAAGTACATGGACCACCTACACCATTTGTAGGATCTTTTTCAAGAACCAATCCAAATATAACTGACTTCAAACCAATATCCACCTTTCTACCTCCCTGTGTGGTTTCAGCTTTCTGTTCCCAGTTAAGAACCTTGTCTGGATTACATGGACGATACCATGCAGTATGTTTATTTAAAAAGTTACGATACTCTTCAAGAAAACGCCATGTACCTTTTTCATTGATGTAATCTTTTAATGATCCTGCCATTTTGGATACAGAACCCTCTTCAAAATAAAACAGATTTGCAATCTTTCCTGAATGAAAATAAGAAGAAGCAATTTGACGTTTCTTAAGAATAGCAGCATGTTTATTTTTTAACTTTGCTAACTCTTCATATAATGCCATGTGATACTGTGCATCACGCACATCAGCAAAAGTAAACTTATTTACTTCTTTATTATAGATTGGTAAAAAGTTTAACCACATATAGTAATCACGTGGTAAATACCAAGTCTTACTATTGTGTTTATATATTACTCCATTTCTGCATTTATTCTTTTCTGTATTCCAATATTCTACAAAGTCTTTTGAACGTTCTGGTGCAATACAATAAACTCTATCTTTATTAAACTTTCTACCTTCTGCATTAAAATTTACAGAGCATTCATCAAATTCATATTTGCCAGGTTCTTTAAATATGCTTTCAACATAATCAGCAAGATCTTCTTGTGTCTCAAAAGAAGTGTAACTCCACTCTTTAAGATTGCAATCGTATGTGGGTATCTCTCTATACATCTTAAAATTTTGGTCTATCAACCAATAAAGTTACTGTTCTTCTGTCAGAAAAGTTCCAAGAAACATTTTTAACTACATAATTTTCTTTTCCAAGTTCTATCCAGTCGCCTTTTGAGGGCACACATGGTAAGTCTCTTTGTATTAACAGTCCTTCTGTTATGTGTTCTACTTTTACAAAAAACATAAATTGTTCCATGGTTTTAGAATTGATCGTATGCAAGATTTTGTCCTCCTCTGACTGTGCTTTTTTGCTCTTCCATGAGGTCTTTATATGCTCCTTTATACGAGCCACGTATCTGTTCAAACTTTGCAGCTGCATTGACCAGCGGTGTGATATTACCATCACGACCATGGTGTATTGGGGTATGTTCCATGTATGTAGCAAGGCGATCCAACATAGATTTGATACCCATGTAAGCCCTGTACGAAGGTGTTTCATACAACTTTTTGCAGAATTCCAAAGCAATAAAAATATCCTCATCTTCAGTAGAAAATTCTGCTTGAAGTTGTGTAAGTATAAGTTCTTCTTTTTCATGTGTACGTACATCAAAAAATGGATTGACATCAGGATTAGGACAAGTCATGTAGAACAAATACTGATAGATTTTTAAAAAATCATCAGGATACTTATCCATTATGTCTTTTAAAGCCTTGAGTGAATAACAGTGTTCTGTTGGTACTATTACACTATTTTGTATATCAAATAATTTAATCATTATTTTTTATTTTTTGAGAAATTTAATATCTCATTTTTGTTATTTTTCAGCCATTCAAATAATGCAACAATTTCTTCTTTTAAATAGGGAAGTTCATAGGGTATTACTTCTTTGACAATTGGATCTCCTTGTGCAGTGCGACTGACAATTGGATAACCATATTCATCTTCTCCTTCTACTTCAAACACAACATGATGCAAGATCAAACTGCCTGGTTGTAGTTTTGGATTATGTTTTTGAATCATATACATATATGCAGAAAGTTGTAATGCATAGTGAAAGTAGTTACAATCATCTAGATGTGAAAGAGGTTGATTTAATTTTTGAGAAATTCCTTCCCAATTTACAAATGATTTTAGCTTAATCTCTTTGTTTGTCTTGTAATCAGTGATGTGTATTTTACCATGTGCAATTTCAACTAAGTCTGATTGACCACAAACACCAACAGATCTAACATACACAAGATGCTCAGGATAAATACCAACAAGTAGCTTTTGCGAAGATGCTATTTTATATCCTTTATCATTTAGCATTGGTCTAATAACTTGAAGATTAGAATTATGGCGATTGATAGTATCACATGATACTATGTCATGTTCACGTTGATCATGATACCATGTTCCTAAATCTGTTGCACGCTTGGCTTCAGCTTTCCATATTTCTTGTATTTTATCTGGTGGGATACCTTGCCACTTCTTGCTACTTTTAGAACTTTTTTTTGATATTGATTTTGCGTCAAAAGGTTGCTTGAAAAAACTTATTAAGGTTGTGACACTTATCCAGTTTGTTTTATCATTAGGATCAAGTGAAGTATATTTATGATGCTCTGGTTCAAATGTTAACATACTTAATCTTTTATACTGTTAATAATAGCTTCTTCTTCTTCTTCTGAAGTGACAGCATCCCATTTTCCTTTTGGACATTCTGATGATAAAGATCGTGTTTTAAATGATAATTTGCAACCACAATCCCCACAGCATGGCTGCGTGCCAGGCATGTAGCATTTAGAACCTTCCTTATCAATAAAAAAACAATCCTCACATATAAGCATTCTTGATCTAGCAATTTCTTCAATATGCTCTTGCTTGAAGATGCTGTTTTTCACGCCTTCAAATATCTTTCCTTTTTGTTTCCACAGGTTTATTAGACTCATAATTTTTAAGTTTATAAATTTGTTTTTCGTTGTTCTTTGTAATCTTTTTATCATCCATTTCATCAAGCATTTCAATCATACTTTTAAATTTCAAGATGTCTTCTTTTAGTTCTTTGATTGATTTGAATTGTGATAGATTTGGTTCAATAATATCTTCCAATTTTGCAAGTGCTTTTTCATATATCATTAACTTGTTTTCTAACTTGTTACGTTTAATAAAAAAAGTACCCAGAAATCCTACAGAAATTTGTGGATAAGCTAAATTACTAAGTTGTCTTTGAATAGAATTATAATAACATGATATTATTTCATCAACTGTCTCAACAGATAAATTTAACTTTTCTGCAACTTTTTCAGAAATCTGTTTACGTTTAACTGGTCGCAAGTGCTAGAAATTTGTAGTCCAACATTACATTACCAGACTTTAAAACAGGAACTGACATAGCAATTTCTATTGTCTTTTTATATGCCTCAGATTTGCGTATCATACCACGTTTCTCAAGTTTAGTTAACTTATTACGTATGTTCTGCGCCCTTACTCCAAATTCTTCTGGGTTTATTTCAGGATATGTTTTCTTAACCACAGTGTTACAAAACTTAGTTAAATCAATAGGTCCTTCAAGTGCCAAAAGCGTAAGTAGTTCCAGATCAGTGTCAATAAGATTCTCTTTCTTAAAGAACACAAACTCAGTTATGACCTGATATTTAACCAGGTCATAATGAGTCAATCTGTACTTTTTTTCAACTTTACTTACTTCCATCTTCTGTAAAAGTAAGCACCTTAACAACATTCATCTGCGCATTGATAATCTCACCAAGAGCATGGTTCATCAAAAATTCTTTGTTTGTGGTCAAGCTTCCATCATGCATGCAATTCTCGCGATGCTTTTCAATTACATCAATCAAGTACGCACACGCGCGTTTTACTGTGTCAACATCATTATCTCTAGATGGATTAAAATTAATGCCAACCAACTTCTCTCCACGACTCTCTGTGGAAACTTTTGACATGTCTATTAGTTGTTCATCAACAATTGTTGGTTGTTCTAATGTTGGTTTTTCATTAATTGTTTCTAGGTTTTTTTCTTCTGTATTCATCTTATTTGATTTTTAAGTTTACCATACAATTGCAATGTCAAATTCTGCAATCATCATTTTTGTATCACCATCCACAGGTATACGTTCTGCATTCTGTAAAGCAGAAGAAGGTACATAAACCTTGTCACCTGATTTTACAGTTTCCACATCTTCTCCTGTTTCAAAGACTTCAAGTGCTATCCACTTATCTATCATCTTCATTTCTAACTCACGCTCTGTCTCTGGAGTCAACTCAATAATTGACTCTGGTCTTTTTGGTACGTTTAATAAAACGCGTCTTCCTACTAACTTCATACTTTAAACTTTTAAGATTTAATATTTTCTGGTGATTCATCTTCTTCTTCAGCAATGTTCTCACTAGCTGTTTTAATGTTAGCAATCATCACCATGTGTTGCAAACGTTGTGACTCATAACCTGTCGCACGTGCTTGTTGCTCTGCAAGATCAGCACGCAACGTTGCCAATTCAAGTTGGTCTTTGTACCAAGCTACTACATCTTCGCGTGATACATCTTTTGTTTCTTCTTCTACCATAAAAATTTTATTAAAGTTTTGACAAATATACTTAAAAGTTTAAACTAAACAAATTTATATTATCTTTATCAAAACTATTAATATGTATGTATCACGTGATTTAGAATGGACAGTACTCAAATCTTTTTGTAGAGGTTTAGAAAAACTTGACACCCACCCAAGTAATACACTTGTAGTCATAGTAAGTCCAGATTACAGNGCAACAGTAGGAATGCATGCAGCACATCATTTGAGTAAAGATGGTGANATGCTAGATATANCCTTCATTGACGTACCATACCCAGATGAGGACAAAAACATTTACATAAAGCAAATGCTAGATCAAACAANCTCTATGGGTATTCGNAAATTTCAAAAATACAAAAACGTAATCCTCATAGAAGCAGGTGTGATTACTGGTAAGAANTATACATGGATCACAGAATGCTTAGAAGTGGCTGGTATAGATTACTACACAGCGGCATTGTTTGAAAACATAGATAGNATCTATAAATCAGATGTAGTAGGAAGATACTACAAACACTCAGATCGCGAACTAGAATTCTATTGGGAAAAACCTAATAACCACTGGTCATAAAAAAAAGGGGTAGCATCAGCAACTACCCCCTTTCCTCTTTCTAGAGTAAATTACCTATCAACATCAACTACAGGAACTGGCGCCACATAGTCATACAAGCGAATCTCAAAGTCAAATCTCAATCCTATCTTTGTATCAACTACAGGAATGTAAATTTTACCATCTTCTGAATTAACAAATTCTGACAAGTATGCTGAACCTGCATCAAGGCTACGATAAACCCCTGCCAATGGAGATGACCATACTGTGTAATTTCTAAAATCAACACCTTCTAATACAAGAAATGATTGATCCATCTCAAGATCTGTATACGTACTAAAATTAAGTACTGGAAATGTAGAATCATAAATTCTAGTATCCATGTTAAGTAGAGTTATATTTCCATAGTAATATTCTACATTTTCAGTAACAAGCTCAGGATCAACAGAAATATAATCAAACATGTCATCACCTGTAAGCACAGATGGTCCACCAATATATTCAAATCCTTTATTAAAACTTGCAAGTGCACTATCTGCAAGAAATACCCATTTGTAAAATTCTGCATCACTATACTTCCTAACAATATCACTAATATCTTTGGATAAGTTTTCATGTAAAACGCTTCCATTCCAAACGTCAGGAGTTTCACCAGTAGCAGTGAACACTACCCCAACAGCATTCTCAGCAGCACCTACATTAGTAAAATCATCACCTTCTTCTAAATAGTCAATAATATACTTCTGACCAATAACAAGAGAACTACCACTANTAATACCATCGTTATTAGAAGCTTGTNNTAAGATGTTAAATAATACTCTACCACGAGCATTATAATCTGTGTCAATACCANTAGCNAAATCAATTTGTGACAACGCATAGTTTACGTGGCCAACTGNACCATCTCTACGATCTGCTTCAGTAGCAGAAAACCCAGAGAAGTCTACATTAATTAAGTTAATTTTTTGTGTTTTCATTGCGCAATGTGTTTATGTTTACACTATAAGTTACAAAAAAAAATTTCTATATAAAAATTTTTCAAGTACTGAAATTTCTCTGAGGAAGAGATTATGGGTACTGTCTATGCTACAGCTCCCCCAGTCCACGCCAGAACACAGCACCCCCCATGATATCCAGGACAAAAAACCTATACAATGTACAAAACATACTACATTGCAGGAGTACAAATCATTGCATTGTCTCTGTCAGAAGCATACGCTTACTACAGAAACAACTGCATGTGATTTCAAAGACTTGGTGGGATGCCAAGTGCCTGCGCAGGACGAGCCACAGGGAGACTAATCATCTCTCTGTGATACTCTATTAACTGTTGTCCTACTCTCTTACGTACATGATTACTCATGATAGGCATTAGCATTGTGGCCATTAGAATTACAATGCACATTTTAATTTAGAACCTTGTGGTACTTCAGGTCAACCACACCTATGTTATGCGAGTTATAATCACAAACCCAACAGTAGTCCTTGATCACATCACTGATGATAAGGCCTATGGCATTCTAGAGTTACATGACTTAAGTAACTCACTTACGATGCAGATCAAAGGTTCAATAGACATCCTTGAAAGACTCATCAGTTCTACTCCAACATTCAAGAGCAGAATTGATGGCAAGGAGTTTCANTACCTGCGCAATGCTGAATTGCAGTATGACAAGCATGGTGATGTAGAGTGGATACAAGTTATCTAACAAATACAGCAACCCCCAAGATATTCAGGCATACGTACTATGGCCTTTAGAATTATAGTACACAATTTTAATTTAACCTTTTGGTGCAGGTCAACCATTCCCACGATTATGGCAACAAACGCTGTAACTATCAAAGCTAATACTAAGGGAGTATTAGTTAACATCTATGCTACTAACAAAGAGTATGGATACATTGTTCTGGAAACCGTAGCTACTGTCTTTGATGGCGGTTGGATACGTGATTCTAAACGCACTTGCCTCATGAGAGGTACAGTTGAGCGTTTGGAGAAATTGGTCGCTGCAACCAAGTCTCTTCCAGGACGCATTGCAGTGCGCGAGTATTTGGAGGATGAAATTCCTGCAGATGTGGCTAAAGCCAACTTGCGTGATGACGTGACGTTTGACGAGGCCATTGAGCCATATGTTAAACGCGCAGGTCAGGATGGCGTGCTACTCACTAGAGGTGGCAAACGCATTGTGAGATTCTGTGAGTATGATGGCGCTGCTATCATTACTGACATGACCATCTCTCATGACAATGTCGCTGAGGTGACTGCTTCCAAAGCAGGTGGTGTTAAACAAAGAGGACGCACCATTCTAAACAGTCCTATGAGAGGCACGTCAAATAGGCGTGCTTCTCTTTTATTAATCTTTAAAACAAATTACTGTGTGTAAGTACAATTTTACATTCATGGACTCACAACCTCTTGCAGAGTTCATGAAAGATAAGCAGATACAAAATATGTTTCTGCATGAGGAGTCAGATGGCGTTAGATACGCTATTGGCAACATGAAGAATGGACGCTATGTTGTCATTCCTCTTGCCTCAACAATATCAGGTCTACACCTGAATCTGAATGTGTGCTGGGTTACTAATCCAAAACACAAGAGTCATCCACGTGAGTTTGTTCTACTATGTAGAAGCAAGTTCACTGAGGTACATGACTCTGAACTATCTGAGTCTGTTTCTGTCACCCTTAAAAACTATGGCAAGGTATGACAAAGACAGTAATCTTATACCTCTGGGCAGTGTTATGTCTAGGGGTATTTAGTGGCTTGCTGATGAGCTTTGGCTCTCACATGCTTCAAGCAGTTGGATTCATGTGCGTCTTCTGGGCGTGTATGCTAATGCCAATGCTTGGCTCAAAATAAACAGTTAACAGGGTGCTGTATCTCACCCTGTATTTTAAAACTATGTATTATGGACAAAGGAACTTTAATAGACGTTGTTGCTATGATTGATAAAATTCATAACATAAAAGCAACAGATGGCAGTTTAAAAGAAGAGCAATATGCTTTTGGTTATCTTGATGCACTTGATGAATTAAGTGACCATTTGCAAAAAGCTATTGATGCTGATGTAGCTGCAATGGAGAACCAGATGGGGGAACCCATGAGCTACTAATAACCACCCATTGGGGACAAACTGCACACACGATGCATAGATGATGGAGTACACTCTGTCACACGTTGCGTCAAGTTG